ATCAGCATAAGATCGATGCCAACAAGAATGGTAAGGTTGACGCACACGACTTCCACCTTCTACGCAACAAAAAGGCTCAACGCGCTCTCTCTTCTGCAAAAGCTCAAGCTAAGCCAAAGAGTGCTGTTTCCCTTGCAAAGACTCCTTGGAACGAAGAAGTTGAATCGGTTGATGAAGTCTCGAATGCTTCTAAAGTATTCAATAAAATTGCTGCTAAAGCTGGTGGTGGTGAAAAGGGCAAGAAGATGGCCGCTGGACTTCTCAACAAGATGAAAAAAGAAGAAGTTGAGCTTGATGAGGTTTCTGCTAAAACTCTTGGTAACTACTCTATCAAAGCTGCTCAGCAAGGTGGTTCAGACAAGCGTGTAGCTGGTCAGAAGATGGCTGATGAAAAGATTCGTAAGAAGCAAGGCTATTCATCAGATGCAAAAGTTGCAGCAGAAGCTACAGAATGGCCAGTGTTCGCGCGCATCCAAGAAAAGTCAGACAAGTTTACAGTCAAGTATAATGTATCTGGTGTTGGTGATGACCCACATGAAATTACAATGAAGTTTGCTGATCCAAACCACGTCAAAGGTGCTACCAAAGCAGAACCTATGGACGATAAGTGGTCAGAGGGCGAAAAGAAGTTTGTTGACATGCATGGTGGTCTCAAGGGCACTGACTCTGGCATTCATGGTCCCAGTGCGGCCGCACACACTTCTAAAGCTGCTACTGCAGGTGTTAAGCAAGCTCCTGGTCGTCCAGGCGATCAGAAGATTGGTGACAAGACTCCACCAAAGGCCTCAGCCTAGTATATGCCGGACTGCTAACAACCGCAGATTTATTATACAGGGTTTTTAGAAAAAGGCAACATGATAAATTTTGAATTGACAGAAGAAAACCTCTTGATATATGCAGCAAAACACTACTATAATCCAAAGTATATTGATGCAGAAGAGTTTTATGAAGACCTGAAAAGGTTTAAATATATCAAGAGGCTTCTAAATAGATATGAAGAGACATCCAACTTATCTGAACGACTGGTGTTAAACCATTTGATTGTTGTCTTTAATGTGTTTGGAATTGAGCCAGCTTTAAAGATTCTTGAGTTCAAACTTGAGAATAAATATTGGCCTCAGATTAAACCATTTCTAATATTCTTGAAATATATTCGCAATGACCAATACACAAACATAACAATGGACCCCGTTGTAGTAAACAAACTGAGAAACATCTAATGGGCATTTTTAAGACTACTGGCGATTTACTTTACACGTTTAGATTTCTCAGACTTCTCACAATGAAGTTTGAGGATACTGAAACGTATAAGGCCGGTATCATTGATGCTAACGGCAATAGAATCAAGTCGTACAATCTATCGACCATTGATGGCCGACAAAAGTATGCAGACTACTATACACCATTCCATCGCCTCGTGTTCAACATTAAAAAGCTAATGGCTAAGGTTCCTGGCGGCGGCTCACGTTTGGCTACCTATGCAGCAGCTTTGTATCTGATGAAAGAGAAGTTCAACGTCTCTGACAAGCACATCCAACAATCTCTAAAGGAAGTTGGACTTGATCAGACAGACTTCATGCTTGAACAGTCTCAGTGGTTTGTTCTTAGCGATGGTCGCTTGTCGCCTGGCTCATACAAACTTGCCAACGACAAAGTTGTAAACTCTACTTGTGAAGATGTTGTCAAAGCAAAAGATAGCGTCCACGTTGAAGATAAGTGCTACCCAGTCGGATCCATCTTTGGATTAAACATCTATGAAGCTATCCACACCAGATCAAAACAAACGGTATACGTCACTACAGCGGAGTTGCTAGTATGAAGCCAGTAGACGAAGAAGCCCCAGCAACATCTGTATCAAACGCATCTGTTGACACATCGCCTGGTGTCAAGCAGACTGTACTTACCGACAAACGATACAGTGCAAAGAAGCCACCTGTGTACTTGAAGAAGTTTCGTAAATTCATTGAGAAGTAATTATGTTTAAGATCTATGCTATCTTAGCAATTGTAGCAATTGTTGGAACAATGGGCACTAGTGCGTTTGTCTACGTGTCAAGATTACAAGAACGCGTTGGAACGCTACAGGCAAATAATGCTAAGCTCGAGGGCGCTGTTCGCACGCAGCAAGAGACTATCAAGCGTGCGACAGAAGATGCTAAGCATTTTCAACAACTAAATACACAACTGTCGGCAGACTTGAAAGCTGCTGAGGCTGGAATTGATCAATTGAGATCAACACTAGCTAACCATGATTTGACCAGACTAACTCTTGCAAAGCCTGGATTGATACAAACAAGGATTAATAATGCGACTAATGAATTGTTTAAACAGCTCAACATTGACACAGCTATTGCTCCCCCTGTCGAGCCTGCTCCTGCTGAGTAACTGTGGCCTAATGGCCAAACCTCCAGAACCAGAGGTAGTGGTTCAGACAGAATACATTTCACGAACAATCCCACTTCAAGCGCAACCCAAGCCTGTCCAGTTAGCTGAGGTTAAGTGGTATGTTGTAACTGAGGAAAATCTTCCCCAGTTTCTCGAACAATTTAAGAAAGACAATGGTGCTGTTGCATTCATGGCTGTGGCCGTGCAGGGATATGAGAATATCTCAATGAATGTGCAAGAGCTTCGCCGCTATATCCTGCAACAAAAGTCTATTATCGTCTACTATGAGAATGCTGCACAAGAGCCGCCGAAGGCACCAGAAACTCCAGCAAAATAAAAATATATTTGTCCCAGTGCAAACACCTGTTGTGCTGGGCTCTATTTTTCTATATACTAATTCAATAAAGTTATCAGATATAGGATCGTGCCATAATGATTGAGTACGTAGTTAAGCGGGACGGTTCGACAGAGTCGTTTACCCGAGATAAAATCGTCGTCGCTGTTGAAAAAGCGATGAAGTCTGTCAAAATTACAAGTAAGAGTCTTCCTAATGAGATTGCTGACGAAGTGATTAAGCGTCTTGATAGCGGAGATGTGATTACTGAGGTCAATACGATTCACAAAACTGTCGAAGATGTTATCATGGATATGGGCATCCACAATCTAGCTCGTGAGTACATCGTCTATCGTGCAAAGAACATGCCAGATATCTTCCGTAAGCGTCAAGCGCTTAAGCCATACGAATATCCTCAGTTGATTGAATACCTCGAAGCTATTCGTCACTCGTATTGGATCCATACTGAGTTCAACTATTCGGGCGACATTCAAGACATGAAAGTTCGCTTGACTCCAGAAGAAGGTGACATTGTTAAGCGTGCAATGCTTGCTATCTCACAGATCGAAGTTCAAGTTAAGACGTTCTGGGCCAAGATTGGTGACAGAATGCCAAAGCCAGAAGTACAAGCTGTTGGTGTAACATTTGGTGAATCAGAAGTCCGTCATGCTGATGCATACTCCAACCTAATCGAGATGCTTGGTCTGAACAAAGATTTCGAAGCACTCGTTGAAGTTCCTGCGATCAAGAAGCGTATGGCTTACCTAGAGCAGTCTATGGTAACTCCTATTGAGAACAAAGACTACTTCCACAACATTATTCTGTTCTCGATGTTTGTAGAGAACGTCTCGTTGTTTTCTCAATTTCTGATTATGATGGCATTCAACAAGCACCGCAATGTGCTCAAGGGAATATCCAATGCTGTTGAAGCTACCTCCAAAGAAGAAGATGTTCATGCTCGTTTTGGATTTGAGCTTGTCAACATTATTAAAGCAGAAAACCCATCATGGTGGGACAAAGAAACTATCCAGACAATCAACTCGCTTGCCAGAGATGCGTTCAAAGCAGAATCTGCAATTGTTGATTGGATCTATGGCAACATCGATCTTGACTTCCTACCTAAAGACACTGTTAAGGAATTTCTCAAGCATCGGTTCAACCAGTCGCTTAATGCTATTGATTTGAAGAGTATTTACGAGGTCGACCCTAAAGCAATCGTTGACACTGAATGGTTTATAGATGAAACTTTGAGCACAAAGAACGTTGACTTCTTCGTTAAGAGAAGTACAGCGTATTCTAAGAAGACTAAATCATTCACAGAAGACGATCTATTTTAAGGATATCCAAATGGCATTTGATTGGCTCAATGAACAATCGCGCACATTCTTATCACGAGGCTATTTGTTAGATGGACAAACGGCTGAGCAGCGTATAAGAATTATTGCGGACGCAGCGGAGAAGCATCTCGGTATCGAGGGCTTTGCTGATAAATTCTACGACTACATGGGGCGAGGATTCTATTCCCTCGCTTCCCCTATTTGGTCTAACTATGGCACTGACAGAGGGCTTCCTGTCTCTTGCTTTGGATCATATATTGACGATCATATGGAGTCTATACTTCATGGGCACGCCGAGAACGGTATGCTAATGAAAACGGGGGGTGGCACATCAGGTTACTTCGGAGCCGTGCGTCCTAGAGGCGCTCCCATTCGCAATAACGGTGAATCTTCGGGCTCAGTACACTTCATGGAGATGTTTGACAAGCTAGCTTCTGTTGTATCACAAGGCAATGTTCGTCGCGGTTTCTTCTCACCATATCTTCCAATTGATCACGCTGATGCTGATGAGTTTCTTGATGTTGCAACAGAGGGTCACCCAATTCAAGGTCTGACAACTGGCGTTACAGTATCTGATGACTTCTTGAACAAGGTCAAAGCTGGCGATGCAAATTCTCGTCGTTTGTGGGCTAAGGTTCTACAAAGACGTTCTGAGATTGGCTTCCCATACATTCTGTTCTCTGACAATGTTAATAGGGGTAAGCCTGACGTATACAAAGATCTCGATATGACTATTTGGGCATCTAATATGTGCTCTGAGATTGCATTGCCATCGTCACCAGAAGAGACATTCACTTGTGTGTTGTCTTCATTGAATCTGTTGAAGTGGGACGAGATTGTTGATACTGATGCTGTTCAAGTTCTAATCATGTTCCTTGACACTGTTGTATCTGAGTTCATTGAGAAGACAAAGGGACAGAAGTACTTTGAGCGTGCCCACCAGTTTGCTGTTCGCCACCGTGCTCTTGGCGCAGGTGTACTTGGTTGGCATTCGCTGTTGCAGTCTAAGATGATTGCATTTGAGTCAGCAGAAGCTGCTAAGCTAAACCTAAAGATTGCTAAGACTATTCGTGAGCGCGCTGATGCAGCATCTTACGATCTGGCACGGAAGTTTGGTGAGCCCGAGCTGTTGAAGGGTTATGGTCGTCGTAATACAACTCTTCTTGCTATTGCACCAACCAAGTCAAGCAGCTTCATTCTTGGTCAGGTATCTCAGTCGATTGAGCCAGAATTCTCTAACTGCTATGTTAAGGATCTCGCTAAGTCGAAGACGACTATCAAGAACCCCTTCTTGATTAAGTTGCTACAAGAGAAGGATCAAGACACTCCAGAAGTGTGGGACTCGATCAAGAACATGGACGGATCTGTTCAGCATCTGACTATTCTGACTCAAGAAGAAAAAGATGTGTTCAAGACGTTTGCAGAGATCAATCCTGAGGCTATTATCACACAGGCAAGCGTCCGTCAAACCTATATAGACCAGGCGCAAAGTATCAACCTTATGCTTGATCCTGACACGCCAGTAAAGGAAATCAACGCTCTTTATTTGCTCGCGTGGGAGCTTGGTGTTAAGAGTCTGTATTACAGCTTCTCAATGTCCAAAGCACAATCCCTAACACGCAAGCGGGTGATGAGCCAAGGCTGTGCATCTTGCGAGGGTTAAATGGAAGAAGAATACTACGGTCTATGTGACAACTGTGATGTTGAAACACAGGTTATGGTAATGAACGAAGAAGAGCCACCACTATACTGCCCAATGTGTGGCTGTGGCTTAGAGTTTGAAGCACTAGCAGACGAATAATTAACCTGACTAAATATCCCTGTGAGAACGGGGATATTTTTTTTATGTGGTATTACGAAGGCAAACAGTATACAGAAACTCCAGAAGATTATCAGGGGTTTGTATATGAAATCCTCGAGCATGATACTGGTAAGCGTTACATTGGTAAGAAGTTCTTTTGGAAACCAAAGATTCTTCCTGTAACCAAGACACGCAAACGCCGTGTCAGAACTCGGGTCGAATCAGACTGGCGAGACTACTACGGATCTTCGACAGAAGTAAAATTCCTTGTAGAGCAGAAAGGTGTTGACAATTACACACGAACTGTGCTAAAATTATGTAAGACAAAAGGTGAATGCTCTTACTATGAAGCCAAGCTACAGTTCGAACATGATGTGTTGCTTCGCGACGATTACTACAACGAGTTCATCGGCTGTAAGATCCATTCAAAACACCTAAGGAAAGATAATGATTCTGATTGATTATAATGCTATTGCGATCAGCAATATCGTGACACAAAAGCTGGCATTGGACGAGAATCTGATTCGTCACATGATCCTCAACTCTATTCGCATGTACCGCAAGAAGTACTTGCGAGAGTTTGGTGAGGTTGTTATTGCAAGCGATGGCAGCAAGAACTGGCGCTATGAAGCGTTCCCCCAGTACAAATACAAGCGCAAAGACGCTCGCAAAGAGTCAACAATTGACTGGAAAGAAGTATTCCGCATCACTAACAAGGTGTTTGAGGAGCTTCGCGAGAACTTTCCCTACAAAGTGGTTGTACACGATCAGTGCGAAGCTGACGATGTGATCGCTCAGCTAGTTGTTAACTCGCAAGTTGACTTTGGCCATCAAGAGAAGGTGATGATCATTTCCTCTGACAAAGACTTTGGTCAGTTGCAGAAGTATTCCAACGTTAGCCAATACTCACCAATGTTGAAGAAAGAGATTAAGATTCTTAATCCTCGTCGTCACCTGCTTGAGTTGATCCTTCGTGGCGACCAAGCTGACGGCATTCCGAACGTGCTATCAATTGATGACTGTTTCACTGAAGGTATTCGTCAGACTCCTTTGCGTGAAGCTAAGATCGATGAGATTATGAAAGATCTTGACGATGGTGAGCTGCTCTATGCTGCAT